AACAGCAAGTTCGCTGGTTCAACGAAATCTATCGTGGAATTAAGCACAAAGAACCTGTTGTAGTCGTAGGAGCTTGAATATGCTACAAACCATCGGACTCAGTTCTTTGGCAATGGTAGCATTTATTGGACTTATTTACGGTGAAGTAGTCCTCCTTCAAAAATTGTAGGAGTACAAAATGTGGAAGATCTTTAAAAACAATGATCCTCCAGACTTCGATCCACTAAAACATGATCCAATAACTGTTTTTGGATTTTTGACTTATCGCGGTGTGTGCTATGCTAAATGGGTTCATTTGAAGTCATATGGCATGAGTAACTGGAAAGTTAGTGACAGGGGAGATTGACTTCTCCCCTTTTTTTGTCTATAATTATAAGTAAAGTAATTTTCTATGGATCGAGACAAACTTAAATTGATAGTCAGAAACTTGAAACTTTTGATCGAATCCTTGGAATCGGAAGTTTTCTCTGACGTTGACTTATACAAGGAATTTGATAGAGAACGCATTGATATGTACAGTGGCAGTTCTCCCCTAAATGATTATGATGAGGTTTTTGACGACGATGACGGATACCCTGACTGATTGGAGATACTCTGATAATAGACTTAAACTCCGTCAAGAGTGCTTAATGATTCTTTTAGAAACTTATGGTAACGATAAATATGTTGTAAACAAGAGCATCTATGAGTGTGCGCACGATTGGGTGTCTCAAGGGAACACAATATCTGTCGGTATCATCAACTACTACGAGGAGAATTATGCGCCATAAGGACACTATTAGATTGACTAAGCAAGCTTTGAAGCAACCTTGGTTATATACTAATGAAGAATTGACTTTTATGCGTAAAGCCAAGAGGCAAGCAAAGCAAAGTCTTAAAATTAAACAGATGATGAAAAAGAATGACTGTCAAACTGATCCAAGCGACACCGAATCCTGAAGAGAATATGGCATATATTGCCAGAGTCTCTAATCCCAATAATCAGGAAAATCCAAATTATGCAGGATTGTTGAAGTACTGCATTAAACACCAACATTGGAGTGTTTTTGAACAAGCATACATGACTCTAGAGATTGAAACTTCTAGAGCAATTGCAGCTCAAATTCTGCGACACCGATCATTTACATTCCAAGAGTTTTCTCAACGGTATGCTGATACTTCCTTACTCTCAGAGGAGATCCCCTTACCGGAACTCCGTCGTCAAGATACCAAGAATCGTCAGAATTCTATTGATAATCTTGACGAAGAACACGTCCATTTGATGCATAAAGAGATTCGTCAATTATTTGCTGATGCTCAGGATGTGTACCGATATCTGATTGATATGGGTGTGGCAAAGGAGTGTGCTAGAATGGTGCTGCCTCTAGCCACGCCCACTAGAATCTATATGACAGGTTCATGTCGTTCATGGATCCATTATATTTCTCTGAGATCTGCAAATGGCACTCAAAAAGAGCATATGGAGATTGCAGAGCAATGTAAGGATATCTTCATTGAGCAATATCCCACTGTTTCTGAGGCTCTTGAATGGAAATAAAGGTATTTGATGATTATCTGCCTAAAGATCAATTTCAGTTTCTGACAGATCTTTTTCTATGGAAAACTGATGTTCCATGGGTGCTATGTCCAGAGGTTGCTCATCGGAGTGAAAACATCGATGAGTATTGGAATTGGTATGCTATTCATCCCATATATGGGTATCCAGAGAATGACACCATTAGTCCTCATACACCATGTTTTTCGTCACTCAATCATATCTTTTTTGAGGAGTTTCGTGATCAGGGTATCATGAGGAGTTTGATTAGAGCAAAGGCAAACTTTTATCCTGGCACTGATAAAGTTTATGAGCATGATCCACATACGGACTATCCATGGTCTCATACTGCTGCTATTTTCTCTCTTAATACATGTGATGGATTCACTAAAGTTGGGGATGAGAGGATAGAGAGTGTTGCTAATAGACTCTTGTTGTTTGATGGGTCCAAACCTCACAATTCAAGCACCTGCACAAATGCCAAAGGCAGGTACAATCTTAGTTTCAATTTTCTCTGATATATACCTTTATAATCATTCATATTATGGCAACTTATCCTGTAGTTAACAAAACCACTGGAGAACAAAAAGAGGTAGTCATGAGTATCCATGAATGGGATCAGTGGAAAACTGATAACCCAGATTGGGAACGTGACTACTCTGATCCATCAACTGCTCCTGGTGTGGGAGAGGTTGGTGAGTGGAAAGACAAACTGATTAACAAAAATCCCGGTTGGAATGAGGTGCTTGCAAAAGCATCGAAAGCAAACGGTGGCCGTCAAAACCTTAAGATCTAATCGCCCATGCCTAGAAAAAGAAAGACTCCCAGCAGTTCTATTGTTGGGGCTGGTTATACAGCGAAACAAATGAAGAGGAAGAAACCAATCAATGCCGATCTCTTGGTTGACATTGAACCTCTAACCGAAAATCAAAGAAAGTTTTTTGCTGCATACGAACAAGGAAAAAATGCTTTCCTATATGGGTGCGCAGGAACTGGTAAAACGTTCATTGCTTTATATAATGCACTTAAGGATGTTCTTTCGGATGACACACCATACCAAAAGATTTACGTTGTTAGATCTTTGGTAGCAACCAGAGAGATTGGTTTCCTTCCTGGTGATCATGAGGATAAGTCAGCACTTTACCAGATTCCTTATAAGAATATGGTTAAGTACATGTTTGAAATGCCTTCAGATGCTGACTTTGAGATGCTGTATGGCAATCTTAAGCAGCAAGAGACTATCTCATTCTGGAGTACATCTTTTGTTCGTGGAACCACCTTTGATGATGCGATTCTCATCGTTGATGAGTGTCAGAACTTGAATTTTCACGAATTAGATAGTATAATTACGAGAGTGGGTGACAATTCTAAAATTATGTTCTGTGGTGATGCCACCCAATCAGATCTCACAAGATCCAATGAAAGGAATGGAATCCTAGATTTCATGAAAATCATTGAGCAGATGGAATCGTTTAATATTACAGAGTTCGATACGGAAGATATTGTCCGTTCTGGACTTGTTAGAGAATACATTATTAAGAAACTGGCAATGGGATTTTGATGTTTAACTATGTTGATGTGGAGCTTCCGAAACTAAGTAGGGAGACTTTAGATAATGTTCGATATTATACTGTCCCTGGTGATGGTGAACCGGTAAAACTGGTTTCCATCACGTCAGTTACCAGTTTCTACAATCGGCAGATTTTTGCTGATTGGAGGAAAAAAGTAGGTGAGGAAGAGGCAAATAAGGTTACTAAGGCTGCCACAAAACGTGGCACCGATATGCATACTCTGGCAGAGAATTATCTCAAAAATGAGAAACTACCAAAGGTAGATGTTCTGCCAGAGTATCTTTTTAAGCAAGCAAAACCATATCTCGATAAAATTGATAACATTCATGCTCTGGAGGACAGTCTTTACAGTGTCCAACTAGGTGTTGCAGGTACAGTAGACTGCATTGCAGAGTATGATGGTGAATTGGCAGTTATTGACTTCAAGACTTCCAAGAAACCAAAACCCATTGAATGGATTGAAAATTATTTCGTTCAGGCAGCTGCGTATGCCTGTATGTTCTACGAATTGACGGGTATTGCCGTTGATAAGTTAGTAATTTTAATGTCATGTGAAAATGGTGAAGTGGAAGTATATGAAATTAAGGGTGAAGACAAGTTACCTTATATCAAATTACTTTTAAAATACATCAGAAACTTCGTAGAACATAAACTTACCGAATATGGAACCTGAACTTAAAAAAGTCATCGATGAGAAATTTTTGACTGCTGCCAGTTTTGCCATGGAGATCGAAAAGATCGTCTCTGTGGAACCTGACATGAACTACATTGATGCTATCGTTTTCTTCTGTGAAAGCAATGGTATTGAGGTAGAATCAGTATCAAAAATTATCTCTAAACCTCTGAAGGAAAAACTGAAGTGTGATGCACTGAAGTTGAACTTCATGAAGAAAACCTCCCGTGCAAGATTACCTGTTGATTAAGTGAGATTGAAAGTGAGTCCGTTTGATTGTTATCAAACATATTTGTCATTGAAAAACCACTTTACGAAAGAGAGATATGATTTCTTTCAGTATGGTGGTAGAACCAGAGCATCCATGTCTGCTTTTAACAAGCGTAAGGATAAATATTGGTTTGAAAAGATGTCTCGTCAGAAAGCTGATGAGGAGATCCGTGATTATTTCATCGCAAACTTTATTGCATCCGACACACCAGAGAAGATATGGATTGGTGGTTTAATAAAAGAAGGGGAAAGTCAGTATCAAAGCTGGCAAAAGAGGACCCAGAGTTTGAGTTACTTGTTCAAAGAACAATCGGAAGAATTACTATCGAGAGCAGAATTAGAGACTGTTTTCGATTGTTCCAAGGGACATCCAATACTCTTAAAAAGATATCTCGCTGGAAAAATTTCCATTGAAACTCTGGTAATCTATGATAAAATATTCATGTTTAGAAAGAGGTTCGACAAGAGTCTAGACGATCCTATCTGGAGTTCGGTTTCCCTCAAACTCCAGAAGTACGAACCATTTCTAAATATTGATGTGCAAAAGCACAAACAAATACTGAGGAGAATTGTCAGTGAGTAAGTTCTTTGATTCTGATGTTATCCGTGCAGAACTTGTAGAAATCAATCGTCTACAAGAAGAACTGTACACCAATATGATCCACTTTGATTTTCTCACTGAAAAGGAAAAAATTCGTAATCTTGATCTGTTGAGTGATCTACTCGAAAAGCAACAGATCATGTGGACTCGTCTCTCTTTGGAAGATAGTGAGGATGCACAGGTGATGAAGGATCATATCCAAGCATCTGCTGTCCTCATGGGTTTCAAGGAGGATACTGACATCGGTTTGCTGTTTAAAAACATGCAAAATACGATCGAAGAAATTCGAAAAAGTCTTGACAAGGACTCCACAGTAAACTAAAATACCAAAGCAAACAGGCCAAATCTAATGTCATTCGCAAATCTAAAGAAGCAATCCAGTCTTGGTTCTCTCACCAGCAAGTTGGTGAAAGAAGTCGAGAAAATGAACAGCAACGGCGGTTCTGGAGATGATCGTCTCTGGAAACCAGAAGTCGATAAAGCAGGTAACGGGTATGCTGTCGTCCGTTTCCTTCCTGCTCCCGATGGGGAAGACTTGCCTTGGGCGAAGATCTACACTCACGCATTCCAAGGTCCTGGTGGTTGGTACATCGAGAACTCTCTGACTTCTTTGGGTCAGAAGGATCCCGTCTCTGAATACAATACCCAACTGTGGAACAGTGGTATTGATTCCGACAAGGAGACTGCACGTAAGCAGAAACGCAAACTCTCCTACTATGCCAACATCTACGTAGTGAAGGATCCTGCCAATCCTCAGAACGAGGGTGGTGTGTTCCTGTTCAAGTTCGGTAAGAAGATCTTTGACAAGATCATGTCTTCCATGCAACCCGAGTTTGAAGATGAAGATCCCATCAACCCCTTTGATTTCTGGGCTGGTGCAGACTTCAAGATCAAGATCAAGAAGGTTGCTGGTTACTGGAACTATGACTCCAGTGAGTTTGCACGAGCAGGCACTCTTGGTGATCTGGATGATTCTGAACTGGAAGAGATCTGGAAGAAGGAATACTCTCTTTCTGAGATCGTTGCTCCTGAACAGTTCAAGTCCTATGACGATCTGAAGAAGCGTCTGGATTATGTTCTGGGTGTTCGTGGAACTCCTAAGTTCCAGGATCCAGAGACTCTGCAAGAAGAGCAAGCATTTGAAGCAGAACGTTCTGCTCCTGC